CACGGGCTTCTGCGGCGGCTTTTGCTTCGGCTTCTTGCTGTTTTTTAAGTTCGGCAGCAACAGCAGCTTCATCGCGTCTACCTTTTTGTAGCCACTTAGCGGCAGCGTATGCGGCAAAGAGTAGTGCATCAGCCATATTACATTTCTCCCATAGCTAGGAAAGATTGAGCATCACGTGTCGGTTCTGGCTTCGGCTCCATTCGCTTTGCCTCGCGACGACCCATCTGTTCTACTTCCATCCGCTCTTCGTAATTAAGTTGTTCGTTCATTGCTTCGAATAATTCAGGGTTACGCTGCTTCATAATACGGAAGAATGAAACGTCATCGACTTCACCTTCTTTGATACCGTTCTCTTCGTTGTCATCTACCATCATGCGCGGCTCAAAACCTTCTTCGAGGGCTTCACGATACAAGTAGATTGCGATACTAGGTTTGATTAGTTCAGCTACGTCCGGCGAATAAGCACCGTTCATAAACCCTTTGAATGCGATCTGTGAAACCAACTCTTGTACAGAGATACCTGCAACCATCATCCGCATGATGTCTTTGCGGCGAGTCGGTTCTTCGAGTCTGTCGAGAACAAAGTCCAAAGCTTCGTCTGGGTTGGCATGTTGTGGGGGTCGTTCCCAAGCCCACTTTCCGGGTTCATCCGTCAAGGAATGACCGGGAGGTGCTGCCAACGGGGTAATCTTATCAAATTCTTCTTCCATCTTTGCGACCCCTTACTTTGAAAACTTTTTCGTTAAGCTAGTGCGTGGTGCAGTAGCACTACTCAAACCGATTGTCTGCCCCATACGGATGTTCGACGTTGGTATCGGTGCTTGTCCTGTCATCCGCATAATCTTTTCTGCGACACGGGCATCCTGAAGAGCACGAGAAACACGGTCTGTACCACCCAGAGGAAGCATCTGTGCACCGGCTCCGGCACCTGTCATCGAACCTGCTGCCATGCTGCTACCGACGCTGTTCATTGTCGGTTTTGGCATGTCTCTTTCTAGGTTATTGTATTTATCAAGCTTTGCTTTTGCTATATCTTCTACAGTAGATCCTACAAGGTTTTTAGTTAGGCCGATGTCACCCAGAAACGACTGTGCTCCTTCTGGCAGAAGACCTTTTAAGTAAGTAAAGCCTTTGCTAACGGTGTTTCCTAGTAGTGTTGCTCCGATGGATGTCAGTGCTGAACTTAATAAACTCATGTTTTCATCCTACATAAAGATCGAATCAATAGTTCGCGTAATTAAGAAGTTATTAAACTGTGAATTGTATAGCGATTTATTTGCGTCAATTTGTGCAGATTGCATAGCAGCGTTGTGTGCCCGTGCTCTGTCGTTTTCAGAAGACTGCATAGCCCAAGAAGCTTGGTCGCGATATAATTGCCACAAGTTATTTAGCGAATTTTGATTCATTGATAATAGTGTCTGCACGTTTTGCTGGTTAGCAACGTTCTGGGCTGCAGTGTTTGCAGTGTTAATGTTTCTGCGCCACGCTACGTTGCTTTGGTCGATAGTCGATTGCATGTTTGCGTTGAACTGCTGGCGAGACGCTTCCATAGATGCGTTGAACTGTTCCATACCGCTTTGCTGGTTTACGTTGAACTGATCTATAGATGCTGAACGGTTTTTGTTTGCAGATTCGATTTGGGAGCCTAGTTCAGCAAAGAACATATCTACTTCGTTGCTCGACTTAGCATTGAACTGAAGAGACGCATTCTCTGCAGCTTGGTCAGACAGCTTCATCTGTACTTTAGATTGATAATCGATTGCTTGTGCTTGCTGTTGGTTTGTCAGGTTCTGCGTGTCGATTGCAAGAAATGTCTTTGCATTCTGTACTGCTGCAGTCTGCCGGTTGTTCAAGTTTGCCATATCCATGTTGGCGACAGCAACGGCATTCTGTAGTTCAGCCTGTTGTTTGTTGCTCAAGTTAGCAAGCTGCAAAGTAGAGTATTTGTCAGCGTCTTGTTTGGCAATCTCAATGCCTGATTCGGTTACGGCTTGCACCATTGCGGCTGCTGCCATAGAACTCGAACCCAAACCACGCTGCTGCATGATCGAACTGACCTTGCGAACTTGTGGTGCAGCCCACGCCGGAAGAGGCTGACCAGCTACAATCGAACTCATCAACTGGCCCATCTGATATTGGGTGGTTGCTTGCGGGTCCATTGTGGCAGTCTGGGCTGTTGCAAGGGCTTGCGGAGATAAGGTGCCCTGTGCAGCGTTAACCAGTGCTTGTGGGTTCACCGTACCTTGTGCAGCTTGCATATTTGCTGGCTGGGTAACTGCAGCGGCCTGATAGTTGTTTGCTGCCTGTGTCGCTGGAGCAGTTTGATTGTACATACTAGCACTTAGGCCAGATGGTACTGGAGCCGAAACCGACGACATTGTGACGTTGTTGTTTGTCAGAATCTCGTTAGATTTTTCGGTCAGGGTTACCGGAACAATTTCTTGTTTCGGATCGAGGGCTGTTTGTTCAGCCTGTTCGGTTTGTGCTTTTACGAGTTCTTTAGATAGTGCGTCACCGGTTTTGCCTGTCAATACTGCCATCTAGTTATCCCCTACCTTTTGTCCAAAGCTTTGTCTAGCTTGTCTTCTACGCGGTGCAAAGCTTCCATGACACGGCGCATATCATCACGCACATCGTTGCGAGTCGCGTAATCTTCACGAGTCTTGTTTAGCAAGATCTCTACGCGCTTCTGTTCTTTGGTTATTGCGTTTGCCCACCAAGCACCACCTGCAAGGATCAAACCGACGAGCATGTCTATGAGGTTGTGCATTTCCATCTATTAAGCTGGTGTTTCTTCAGCAGCAGCTTCGGCAGCAGCAGCTTCGGCAGCAGCAGCTTCGGCAGCAGCAATTGCAGCTTGTTCTGCATCATAAGCAGCTTGCCAAGCGTCCACACAAAACTGGTACGGTGACAAGTCACTAATAGCTGTATTGCTTGGAGTGTTGTTTACATCTTTAGTTTCAAGATCACCGCTTGATGTGTCCCACTGCAAAGCGTGAAAGTTATCAGGCAATGCAGACAAATCTAAGCCTATGTAAGCAACGCCATCTTTCACGACGGTTCCGTCTTCTTTGATTATTGAAATTTTCATTGTTTTACCTCTATCAAGTCTATAAGGTTTGGTTTTTGTATTTTGGTTAACAACTCGTGGCTCTGTTCACTCTGTCTTACCATCTCATTACGGAAGCTTTCTACAGCAGATCCTGTTTGACGAGACTGTTGCGCGTTTTCTATTAACATAATAGGCAACCATGCAACTGCACACCCAAACTCATCAATCTGCTTTCCTGTGTTTGGGTCAGTTCCAGCAAGTTTTACAAACCAAGCACAGTCTAGTTTCTTGCACGGTTTAAAGCTATTGAGTGGGCAATTGTCTTTGATCTCTAGCTGCATACTTAGTCCTTTGTTGCAATAATTACATCGACGTAGTTTACGTTGATTGCCGCTGTGCCGCCTGAGAATGTGGCTGCCAATGAGTGATTGTGTGAGCCGCCGCCGCCTGTTGCATTGGTAGACACTACGCTTTGATAACTGCCATCCGGCAAATCGGTTCTATTAAGGCCTGACGTACCGGGAAAACCATTATTTGCTAGGTTAATGCTATGGCTATGTGATGGCATCTGAGAAGTAGACAGCGTATGAGAACCAGTAGAACCAGAAATCGTACCCGTTACAGTTGGTGTTGCCAGTGCTGTTGAAAATGCAGAAGAACCACCCGTACCTACCGTACCGTTAACAATACGAATGGCTTTATCATTGTGAGTAGTATCTTTTGTCCAACCCGTTGGTGCAGCGGTTTGCTGAAACAACATCTTTGTTCCTGAAGGTGTACCGCTTGCAGCTAGCGTTGTGGCAATAGTTACATTACCAGAGCCATCTATATTTGTTGCTGAACTGGTTACATCGCCTGAAAGAGTTATTGTACGAGTTGTTGCCCACTTGGTCGCTGTTGCAGCGTTACCAGTACAGCTTCCAGAACTACCACTTGCATTGCCTGTGAGGTTTGCAGTAATTGTTCCAGCACTAAAGTCGCCACTACCGTCACGAGCAACAATCGTGCTTGCTGTGTTTGCGTCTGTTGCATTCGAAGTAACGGTGAATGTAGCACCCTCTGCGCTTGCAGAGCCGGATAAACCAGTGCCTGATACTGCACCAGCAGCCACGTAGTTACCAGTCGTGTCTGTACCAAGTGCAACAGAGTCAGGTTGAATTGTGGCAGTTCCTGTTACGTTTCCAGAACCGTCAAAAGAAGCTGATGTCCAGACTACGTCACCTGTCATACCGATAGTGCGACCTGTTGCAAGAGCCGTAGCCGTAGCCGCGTTTCCTGTCGTGGAAGAAGCTGTAGTAGCATTACCAGACAAGTTAGCCGTAATCGTCCCTGCACTAAAGTCACCGCTGGCATCCCGCGCCACGATGGTACTTGCAGTGTTCGCATCTGTCGCGTTAGACGTTACGGTAAATGTTGCACCTTCAGCCGAAGCAGAACCCGACAAACCGACGCCCGATACTGCACCTGCAGAAACATAGTTACCGGTGGTCTTTGTTCCTAGCGCAATCGAATCATTAGCAATTGCGGAAGCTGTTACAGCCCCCGCAGCAAGACCAGCAGATGTAATCGGCGGTCCTTCGCCTACAGTGCCATCGTGCGAATGGCCTGTTGAAGCATTAAAGGCAGCTTGAACGGCATCAAATTCGCCGTCCAAATCCGCCGCATCAATTACGTTACCATCTGCAATGTTATTCGCAGAATCGTTTCTTACGTATCCTGTACCCATTGGTTATCTCCTTCCATATAATGCGTACTGGACAGTCGCAGCATCTATGGTAAATGTTGAGTCGGTTGTTTGTCCTAGTGTTTCATACAAAAGTGAAACGGTGAAACCAGATCCCGTAACAGGAACCTGATAAATTGCACGTTGTTTTGTCCCGAACGTTGCGGTTCCAAATACACCTGCGCCGTATGTCACCGATGCGCCAGTAGCATTACTTAACGATATTGGAAGCGGCTGCACAGAACCTACTTGGTCAAAGTCGTATTTAACAGAAAGTTGAACATCAAATATTCCATCTGCATCAAAATACGTTGTGGCTTTGTAGAGTGTCTTGCGAAGATTTGGATCTTGCAAGGGAACAAACGGAGTAGCAAATGTTGCTGTTATGTTTGTTCCGTCGAACGTGTTTCCTTGTTCCATCCGATACACGTAGTCATCATCGCCACCAAAGAATATATACTCTGTACTTCCATCATATTCACTATACGAAGAATATACTTTAAATCCACGCAAGTCATTCCACGAAATAGATTCCTGAAGCTGCGTTCCTGCAATTCCTTTTGAGGCGGATGGTTGATAAGAACTGTTGTATCCAAATATTCTATATTGGCTTTTTTCACGTATTACACAGCTTGAAAAAGTAGAACTTGTCCGTACTAAATCAAGTACCTCAGTCTGAATTGGTTTTGAAATAACACCTAATCCAAAGTCTCCTGTTCTATCTGTTGCGGAAAACAAACGAAGGCCGTCTGGCCCTAAAAACACTATGTCGCCGCCGATCTCTTGGATCGTGTCTGCCTCTACACAACCAAGATCACGGGAAACGGGCTGAAGAACAAAGTCTCCTACACTAGACCCTACAAGACGATTAATCCGATTCTCGCTAAAAATAATAAGCTGCTCACGAAATACTATTAAGCCTGTCACTTCGTCGCCTACGTTTATTATACCACCACCAGAAGCACTTGTAAAGTCTTCATCTTCATACGGTGCAGAAAAAAGAACATTGTTACCGTTTGCAATAAATATGTGGTTCTTAAAATTGACTACGAAATCGGAGCCGGTAAAGTCGGAACTGAGAGAAGTTAATTCTTTAAAGGTAGTTCCATCGAACGTAAACGGCTTGTTTGTTCCATCCACAAGCATGATCTTTTCGGTGCCGCTGAAGTTATACTTTAAAAATCTAACTTTACTTGCGCCAGCATTTAGGTTTATACCTGTGCTGCTAAAGGCAGCGTTATCAGTAACCTCTGTCCAACCGCTGCCAGTTGATCTAAATAGACCGTCGTTCTGTGCAGCGTATACATTTCCACCGTAATACATCAAACCCCTGATAGGACCAGTGTTTCCGATGTTGTTGGTATCGTACTTGCTATAACCTTCAATCCGACGATAGCCGCCCGACTGTGCCGGTTCAAAGTTACGTAAGATACGTGCAGATCCCGGAGCACCTAAACCGTGCTGCAAAGGAGACAGGTTTGTAATTAAACCGCCCTTGAGTTCAAAGGCGTTGGTAGTCCAACGATCTGGCATCTAAACCGCCCTTGCGTAGATATTTTCATTCACGTTTTGCGTACGCATACGTTTCATCCCGTCTTCAAACTTTTGAAATGACGTACGTGCAGATTCAATATTGTCACGGAACATATAAGCATAGTACATACCACCGTCTACGATAACGTGTCGGTATCTGTACGGAATTGTCGGTACGTCCGTGTCGTTTACCAAGTCTGCAGGGTACATATAGTATTCGTACTTGATAGAGTACGCAGCATCCGGGATGGGTGCAAAGATTATATCGCTGTCTTGTGCTCTCACTACGTACTCAGGTGCAGATCCCTGACTTGCTAATTTGTATTCGTCATCAATAAACCGACTTACGTATTCATCGTAGGAAAGCTGAGTTAATCGACGTGCACTTTCGACAAGCGGGGTAGTGCTTCGCTGTAAACGTACAGTGTCAAAGTCGATGTACTTAGCGTTTGCTGGCAGTGGATAACGTAGCTGTCCTGCAGTCATAGTTATGGTGTCAAAATTATGATTGAAAGGCCACTGAAAATGTGATTGGTTGATATCACGAACAGCCGCATTTACAGAATCCTTTAGTTGAGAGTACACTCCTATAGCAGTAGGAAACTGTGCGGATGTTAATTCAGTCTCATTTAACCGGCGACATATATCATTTGTTAGTCCTAAAAAATCATATGCCATCTAGTTTTTCTCCACTACACGAAGTCTAACTTCTTGTTCTATTACGGTTGCATCGCTTGCTGTCATACGGCAAATAATGTTATAGACCGAAAAGTCCGTTCCTAAACCTAAGTACAAGGTAGCCACTGTGTTTGTATTTGTGCTGCTAATATACTGCAGTCCGTCAACAACTTGAGTTGGACTCCAGACAGCGAATGCTCCGGCTGTATATATTTTCCACACAATGTTATCAATTGTGTTATTGCCTAGCTGAGATCGCCAATCTATAGAGTAGTCTATAACATCGTTGGGATCTTTATCTTGCCACTTTAAAGCCATACTATGCTGCCCTTCGAGATGTTTGTTCTTGTATTAGACGTACTGCTCTCGCTTTAGAGAAATTCTCAGGATCAAATACGGTAATAACACCAGTTGAAGTGGGTGTTCCGATGTTGCCTGTTGCTTGAACACTTTCAACAGCTTCACTAACCTGCTCTTCGAGGGTATGAGCAGAACCGATAGCTTGCACACCAGTTAGTGTAGCAGAGTTACCAATTCCTACCTGATTAATAAAGCCTGTTGCAGACACCCCGACAAGAAGTTCTTCTGCCGGAATAACAATTCCGTTTTGTATTCCAGTGCCTTGTACACCCGTGACCGTAATAGACACATTAGGTGAAACAGTTCCGATAGAGCCTGTAGCCGATACGCTGTTTAAGTTCTCTCCAACATCAACTTCGAATCCATTGATTTGAATAGGAGATATTGAACCGGTTGCTTCTGTGCCGTCAAGCTGGACTATGGCAAAAGCCACGCCGTATTGGGCTTTTCCGTATTCGCCAGTACCGTACACTGCAACATATGCTGCGTCATAATTCACAGTAATACGGTTGCCCATAGCATCACCGTGTACAGTACAGTAGTAACGTAAGCTTCCGGGTGTAGCAGCGTCTACAACGATTTGAACCTGTGCACCGCTAGTTCCGGGTGTTCCAGTGACAGTTACGCCGTCACTGAAAGTATTACCAAGCGAGTCTTTAAACCTTAAAGGGTGCCCTGCATTGCTGCTATCTGAAA